GAGCAAAAACCACAAGCTACAATTAGACTTCAAGCAAGAAAAACTCCTGATGGAAATGTTATGATTTTTGATCATAAAGATATTGATATCGTACTGATGCCAGGTAAAAGAAAAGTTGTTACTTTCCCAAAAGATCAAATGGATGAGATCATCTATAATACACAAAGCAGGCTGTTTGATTTCTTAACAAAAAAAGGTGTAATAGAATTTGAGTCAATCCAGGGTGGAAATGTTTTTGCTTCTTTGGAAGGCAAAATTGTTGAATCTAAAGATTATAACACAACTCAACTAGCTCTCTTTGCAATAAGCAAATTTATGGATGAAGAAAGACCGGTCATGGAATATGAAGAAGCTGTTGAGGCTGATTTTGAGCGCCGCTTATCCGAGCCTTTACCAAATGAATCAACCGATTTTGACCCTTCAAGGCATTCCGATCGCAAAGGCGGAATCCGACCTGGCGTTCAACCATACGGTATATCATCGGTTTATAGATTTTAGAGGTTTCATGGAGCTTTTATATTTTATCTTATGTGCCTATGGCATGACTTTTATTATAGTCTACGGTTCTATTTTTAACTCTATCCGACCAACTAAAGGTAAGTTAGGGGAATTATTTCATTGTCCCCTTTGTATAGGCTTTTGGTGTGGGGTCTTTTTGTGGAGTATAAATGACTTAACAGAACTATTTAATTATGATTATAATTTAGCAAATGCTTTTATCATGGGTTGTGTGTCAGCGGGAACAAGCTACTTTTTAAGTTCTGTGATAGAAGATAACGGTTTCAGTGTGAATATAAATAAGAGGTAAAAATGAGAAGAAGAAATACACCAGAAGTTCGTCGTTGCTGCAAAGGAAGTATAATCGTGCGGGCGCGAGGCTCGCAAAAAAATGGTTTATAATATGTCAAAAAAATTATTACAAGAGTACTTTGAACTTTGTCCTGATGGAAAGTGCGCCCTTGATGTCTTAACAGAGGCAGAAAAAAGAAAAGTTATTGATGAAGGCACTGTCTATCTTGTTGGAGTATGCCAACGCGCTGGGACAAAAAATGGCAATGGACGAATTTACAGAAAACAAACTCTGCAAAGAGAAATAGAAAACTATCAAAAATCAATTAGCGAAAGGCGTTCTCTGGGAGAGTTAGACCATCCAGACGATAGTGTAATTAATCTTAAAAATGCGTCCCACCTTGTTGCAAAGATGTGGTGGGATGGTGAAAATGTTATGGGCAAGATTGAAGTTTTAAACACTCCTTCCGGAAAAATTTTGAAAGATTTAATAAAATCAAATGTTAAGTTAGGAATATCATCACGCGGTCTCGGATCTGTGAAAGAGGAGCAGGGGCATATTATGGTTGAAGATGATTTTCAACTAATTTGTTTTGATATTGTCTCTGAGCCTTCAACACCTGGGGCTTATGTAACACCCCAAGCAAGTATGAGTCCAGATATAAATGTTTATCTAAGAGAAGATAAAGCAACAACTAAGCATCAAAAGATTAGTAATATTATTGATGATATTTTAAGAGATTAATTGAAGAGTAAAATATGAAAAAAGCGGAATTAAAAAAAGTTTTAAAGCCTCTCATAAAAGAGTGCATCAAAGAGTGTATTTTTGAAGAAGGAGTTCTTTCTGGAATAATTACGGAAGTTGCTCAAGGTCTTGGAGATCAGAGACTACAGGCAAAAGGAATCACTTTAGAAAGTAAGAAAAATTTGCAAGCTGAAGAAGTAAAACGCAAACAAGAAGAATATGAAAAACAAAGACAAGAAAGGATTCGTAGATTGAACGAATCAAGCAAAACTGGAGTTGATATTTTTAAGAATACTTCTCCAATTCCAGAACAAAGCTCAGTTGGATCGCCTTTAGCTGGAACAAGTCCTGATGATGAAGGTGTTGATATAACAGGAATTATTGGCCTTGCAAAAGGCAAGTGGAAACATTTAATTTAAATTAAAGGAAAAAAAATGGCTAAAAGTAGACCAGCTAATGTTATAGTGACACTGAGAGAAGTGCGAGGCGATTCATCAAAGCTTATCAGAAAATTTTTAAAAAAAGTTAAAAAAATAAGAATTGAACAAGAATGTAGAGATAGAAGATTTTTTGAGAAGCCTTCAACCAAGCGTCGCAAAGCAAAGCTGAGAAAAAAAGAAGTTAGAAGAAAAGCAGAAGCCCAAAGAAGGGAAAAACTAAATACTTAAACTAATTAAATTATTGGGAGAATTAAAATGTCTTATGACAAAACAGCAACAAAAGTTTTTAACAAGTACAGAGCAGGCCTACACAATGTCGGGTCATATCAAGTTTCTGGTGTGCC